TCATCTCTTCTTCGCTGTAGTCGAACGTCTCTGGATCGAATCTGCGGCTCTTGAGATATTCGTCCATCGCCTTCTTCGGGTTCTTCTCGAAGATCGGGTTTTGCGTCAGTTGCAAGATGTTTACCATCTCCTGCGACTGAATGTCACGCTCCACCAATACCGTCGAGCCATGCGCAACGATCTGGAAGTCGCCCTTGCAGTCGGCGTCTTCGTCGTACTCCATCAACCAGGCGTAGTACCTGCGAATGTGCGGCTCTGTAATACATGAGTCAAACAGTCGGGCAATGCGCCTCAGTACGCTGTTGGCGTTGTTGTTGAGGATGTTCATTCCGCCAACGGTGTCCGGTGCTTTGCCTTGCTGGCCCTGCATCAGCATCGGCATACCCGTTACATCCTCGGCCATCTTCATGCCAAGCTGGATGATGTTGGTCAACTGCTCTTGCAGCATGGGGATAACAACGGCCTTCACCGGGTCAGCCGTTTGCCCGGTGGCGTCGTCGTCCTCGCGCCAGAATTTGAGCGGTACGATTTCCCATATTCCGTTTTCAGGTGTCACACCACGCCTGACGACGAGTTGCGGACCCGATGCCAGGCCGGCGTTATCCATCAGCCTACGGGTGGCTCCAGTTACGATTCTCTGCGGCGTCCTGAGTTGTCTTGCGAGTCCTGTGCCCCATGGCATATTGGGCCGGCGCTTCCACGGAATCACGTCATACGGGAATTCGCCCGAGTCGAGCGGATTCAGACTCGCACCAATCACACGGTCATTGACCATAGTGATCTTGGCCGGATACGACTTCTGCCTACCTTCTTCCGGGCCGCAATCACAACCCGCGGCTATCAGTTCTTCCGCTGTCACGCTGATATGCGCGTACCAAATGACAAACTGGCCCTTCTTGGTCTGGTTTGGCAGGTTGCGAACATCACCCTTTTCGCTTTCCTTTGGCCCTTCTTTCAGGCAAAGGTCGATCTGGCTGTCAATATAGACCGGTGAGCCCGATGGCCGCAGAGTGCCCTTCATGTCCTCCAGCCTCTTGGGCGTCAAGAAGTCACGCTCCCAGATATAGGAGCCGTTGTGGATGGATTCGCCACAGGCGCCATCGGGGAACAGGTTCCACGGATCAACTCGTACCGATGCTGGCTTGAAGTCTTCGACCATCACCAGCGCGTTTTCTTTCCAGATCATTGATCTGCGCTTGACTGGAACCGGACCCTTGAGCACACCAGAGCCTAGCTTGGCGGCGTCGTCCAACACCTTGCGCATCTCGCCGTGGAACTGGCATTCACTTAGCCAGTCGTCGATCTTGTTCTCGGCCTTCTCCGCTTTGCGGTTGGCTTCCTTCTTGAGCTTATTGAACTTGAGTCTGAGTTGCTCAATAGCTGAGACAACTGGCGTCAAGGCAAGCGGTTGGCCGGGCTGTCCTGGTTGTGCCGCTTGGTCTTGTGGTTGGGCCGGCTCTTCTTCCTCCGGCAGCATCTCAGGGAATGGCGTCGGATGCACCGAGAAATTCTTGTTGCCAGTCGGGATCAGGATGTCGCCGACTCTGGCCGACACCGCGTCCACGTAGGGCGCCGTGATATTTGGGAAGACTACCGAGCCGGCTACCTTTTCCTGAGATTCCTCGTCACCTATCTTCCTTGTGGCCGAACCCGCGAACTCGTGCCGGTTGGCGTCGTCGTAGCCGTCGTAGAACTCCTGATCCTGCGTCCAATCATCTTCTATCCCAGAGGTCGCCTTCGCCGCAATCGCCTCATTCTTCTTGCTGGCGAGCGAAAGCCCGAGCGCGTCTAGGATGACTATGCGCTGCTCGTCGGTCTTGTTGGGTTCGTTCATTAGCGGACTTCCGAATAGTTGAAGACGGCGCGAGTCGCGCTGGTTCCACCGCCAATTCCAGTCACCAGTAATGTGAGCGTTCCGTTGGCGCGCACAGCCCCTGCGCGGTCAAGCGAGATCGGGTACTTGGATGAAATGGCCTTTCCTACAGCTTGTTTGTTCTGATTTGTGGCCGCGCAGTAGCCCGCCGCGATGACGGTCGTAGCTGCTGTCAGGGTGCCAACTGCCGTTGACTGTTCGGCGCTTGATCCCGAGTTCACGACTCCAAACGTCGGCGCAGCACTGAATGTCGAACCAATGCAAAGCTCCCACAGAACAGGATTCACGCCAGTGACCAAGACCTCCACGCTTTCGAGCTGGATGCGAGATCGGTTGGTCTTGCTGTTGAAAGTCGTCGCCGGACGCAGGGAAAGGATATGCGTCCGCGCCCCACTTGCGGCGTTTACCGTCTGTTCCAGCGTCGAGAACGTGTAGGCGTTTGGATTCTCTGCGCCGCCTTCGGACGACACCGACGCGCACTTGAAACTACACGACCCAGCCGCGCTCGTCGTGGACATCACCATAGCAACCGGCAGAGTAAGCGTCTGCATATACGGCACGGCCAGCACGTTCGCGTTCAGGAACTCATGGACGTAGACGACACAACCGTCGATGTCAAACCCGATCCGTACTCGTCCCATTGCCAAGAACTGCGCGTCGATGACGAGAATAAATACCTTTGTCACATCCAGACTCGCCAACGTGTTTAGGTTCCAACTCGCCTGATCTACTGTGTTGTTGACCACCGAGCCAGACGTACTTGTACGGCGCACAACCTGCAACCCGTTCACCCCGTTTTGTCTCAAGAAGATGCCGTTGGCAGCGTCAAACAGGCCAATGTCCTTGACGCACCCCGCCGTGCCGGTGCCGAGCAAGCCAGTGACGAACGCTAATTGCGACTTACCTGCCTGATAAGGTATGTACTCGTAGCTTTGCGTGAAACTCACACCCGTCCCCGCCGTGACAACGAGGTCAGTCATTCGTGTGTTTGCGTTATGCGCTGGTGCCGTCCCTGTCCCTGTCGCACCGCCTTCAAGTAGGAATGGGCTGTTATCGTATTGCTGCTGGACGGTGAACAATCCTTGGGGCTGCGAGACACGCAAGCGAGAGAATGCATCCAGGTTCGCGCTATCGCCAATCCCTACAAGCGCCGCCCCCGCACTCGTACCGCGAACAGGAACCCAGTCCTGCCCTACGAGGACTTGTTGACGAACGTCTGTGGTCATGCCAGAACCACGTTGAGTTGAACGGTCGTAGCTGCCGTGAAGATCAGGCGCAGCGCCATCACCGGAAACAGGATCGAGCCGTCAGCGCTTGCCGTCTTGGTGGCGATGCTTGCGTGTGCGAACCACTCGCCGCCATAGCTCTGTTGCAGGCTGTAGGCGCCAGTACCATCAACCGAGATACCCAAAGCAAACACGCCATTTCGTTGTGTGCTGCGTACCGGAACAGGCGGCGAGAGCGCAGCCGCCGACCAGCCAATGTCGAACGTATCAGCGCCGATGGTGGCTGATGGTGTGGCGCTGGTCAGAGTCAGGAAATAACCTGTGCTGGTGACAGTGGCCGATGTGCCCGGTCCTGTGACTTCTTCTGTCAGCGCCGAGCCGTCAAAAGCCGTGCCGACAAGGGTTACTGTCTTGCCTGAGTGGTCCGTCGCGGAGTCGTTGCGGATTGTGACCTTGTGCGCCACTGAATCGGCTGCGCTGGTCGCGGTCAAAGGAAAGGCTGCGCCTGTGGCATTGCTTTTGAAGCCAGTGAGGTTTGCTGCGACTGAGGCATAACTGTTGGATATTCGCATGGTGCGTCCTTAAAAGCAAAAACCCGCACTTGGCGGGTCTTGTGGGTGATCTATAAGCCTAGCGCTCGGTCTTTGGCACCGTAGGAGGTGCCGTGGCGTCTGGCCGGTTGTTTCATATTCACAACTGCAAAGCGCTTCATCATCATTGCGTAGCGCGTCGCAGAGATGAGGTCGTCGTCGAGTTTGACGATCTTTCCGTCCTTGCGGTGGTACATCCTGAACTCTTCAAACCAGTCATTCAGGTGCTTGAACACCTTGAGTCTGCCGGTCTGCATCCGGTCCAGCATGTCCATGATCCCGGCTTCGACGCCATTGCCTCCCGTTCCTTCGGGCTCGTTGGGCTTTGGCGGGTGTGTAGCCTTGTCCTTGAGCATCTTCAAGCCCTGTGCCTTGTACTGCGCTGCCAGAGCTTCGCCTGATCCTTTGTCGTGCTGCAGGCCGTCATGCGGCCACGCCCAGGGCAACCAATCACCCCAAGGCTTCACAGTTCCTGCAAACAGCAGCGGGGTTTGCTCGCGCTGTCTGTGTGCCGATGTGACATAAATCACGTCATCGTCGCGGTCCCATGCAATCCTGACTGCTGCACTTGGATGGTCCCAGCCGAAATCAATGCCGCAAATCTGGACCCAATGCTTGGGTATCTCTATCGGGTCGCACTTGATCAGGTCTTCGTCCACCGGGAAGATGCGGCCTGAGCCCATCGTCGGCGTACCCATCGACCTAGCCTCGCGCTCATGCGCCGGGTAGGTGGCGATGATCGCCGCCCGTTGTTCCGGAGTGTAGTGCTCTGCGTCGTGGATGGTCATCGTCGTGATGTGCGTCCCGACATGCTTGTCAACCAGGTAGCGCTTGACCACATCCGACATGCCCTTGAGCGGCGTGAAGGTCAGCCACACAATGCCTTGGGTCGCATTGGTCCGGGTCAAACCCTCAATGTAGATGTCCTCTGGCGGTTCCTCATCGAACCACACAAAGTCTAGCGTTTCACCCTGCCATCTGGTCCGGCCTTGATCGTAGGTCTTGAGCGTTATCCGGCTCGTCCCGCCTGATATGTGCGCAACCAAAATCGTTTCAACCGCGTCTGCAACGCCATGCGCTGCACGCTTAATCTCAAGAATCCGGTCCTTCGGGATGGCTCCCGTGCCCCAAGCGTCCACCGGCCCCAACAATAGGCGCTGCACCGTGTCTCGCGTTCCCTGACTGGTTTCGGACGCCGCCCATGCGGTTGTCGGCGTGTCAAAAATAGCACCTTGCCACCAATCCGGGTAGATGCCGGTCAGGTGCATGGCGGCTTCAAACGATCCGGCCACCGTCTTTCCAAGTTGGTTTCCGGCTATCAGCAAGCGCTCTCTGGTTGCCGGGTCGGCGCCAGCTACATGGAACTCGCGCTGCTTGGCGTAGGGCTTGTAATGCGCCAGCTTGTTCTCATTGCGACGCCTAGCCTTCTCCACCAGGAGCATGGCCAGGGCCACTTTGGGCGGAAACTCGTCTAATTCAGTCATTTATTGGTCAAAGCCCGTGTTTTTTGGCACTTTGTAATAACAAACAGACTTGTTATATGCAATCAATGCAGTGAAACGCCGGCTTCTTTGGCTTTTTGAGTGATCAGGTTGGCTAGGTCCGCATCTGCAAGCTGCTGAATTGTGGTGAGCTTCACTTCCTTGCGCTCGACAAACATTCCAATCTCTTTCCCGACAAGCTCAAGCGCTTTGTTTGCTGCTGCGAGATTCTGTTTGTACTCTCCGGTGTTCGCGCCTTCGTTGTCCACTACTGGTTCGGCTTGCATTCCCATATCAACGATGTTGACCAGTTTGCCAAGCACCCAAGCCTTATCAACCGCAATCTTCTCGACAACTTTTTCCAATATCGGCTGACGCAGAGCATCAAGTCTTGCTATCACCTTGCTATTCTTCAGCAATCTGCTTGCTGCTTCTCCTGATGTCTTGACGCTGGCCTTCTGGTTGCTGTAAGCCTGTCGGTAAGCATCTGTTTGATTCTCGCCGGCTACTATCGCCTGACAGAACAACTCTTGTTTTGCAGTGAGGTTCACAGCTACACCCTCTCCAGATTCTTGGATTCAGCGTTGAATCTTGGTACTGGCTTGCCTTTGCGCATGTCTACCGGAGTAATGACAATCGCCTGAAGGCTTCCGTTGTGCTTCTTGATCACTTCGATGTGCAGGCCTTCAAAGTCGGCCATGATGTTGTTTTGCACCATCATG